CTACTTTTTATTTCTACTATTATTTGACCTGTAGTTTCCCATGACCCTTGATTTATTATTGTTTTTCCTGATATGTCTTTTATTTCTGTCTTATCTATAGAATATTTGAATGGTTTTGGACAAATAAACTCTATTTCCATTATTGCAAAGTGTCCAATCCTTTCTATGTCTGAAATATTGGTCAAAATAGCATAATAGCATACATAAGGCTCTGTTTTAAATATAAGAGGCTTAGGTTCGACTTGATGTAATAGGTCAGCCAACATCAAATACTGTTCTTCTAGATTGTTCTGTGGGGTATCTTTTAGCTCAAATTTAATTTTTACTTTCCTAGCTCCTAATTTATGGCTTTTTAGGAGTAACCCCTGTTTTCCTGCTAAATCCGAGAAATTAAAATCTAAATCAGGCATTATATTCTTGTCAATTCTTAGTATCTTAAAATACTGCCCTAAATCTATTCCATTATATATCAAACCCTCGACCTCCTTACTCTTAATCTATCTAATTCTATTGCTACTTTTTCTATGTCTGCTTCTTCTCTAATATGAAATTCATTACCTGTTATAATAATCTTATTATCTGAATTATCTTGATTACTAGTACTGTCATTATCTCTACCACTACCACCTCTAATCATCCTAGCCGTCGAATTAGCAGACTCTACATCTACAGTAGCTTGCATATTTCTAGCTAACATAGACATCTCTTTTTCTATATCTCTGTTTAGGTCATCTGTTTCGGCTTCAAATCCGACTCCAATTCCTAGAACAAGATTTTTACCAATTTCATCACGCATTAAAGTTGATGGAGATTTAATACCAAATATCCCTTTAATGCCTTTCATTATTGAACTTCCAAACCCTTTAATCTTATTTAATATCCAACTAGTTACATCGTTGATACCATTCCATATCCCTTTGACTAAATTAGATCCAATACTTTTTAATGCTCCAGGAGAAAATACTGATTTAATTCCACTGATTACTTTAATCCCCATGTTTTTAACAGTAGTAACTAAAGACTCTGCTAATATCTTAACGCCTGTTATTAGATGCTCTACTAAACCTTTACCAATCTTAGGAGCCCCGCTAAATACATCCCTAATAGCTTGTATTGGTTTATTAGCTAGATTCTTTCCTATTTCTACCATATTCCCGAACATACTCTTTATACCATTACCTAAGTTAGTAATCACATTAGTACCTAATTGCCACCAATTGTATAACATCATAGTGTTTACTATTGCCATTATTATTTGGGGTATATTTGCAACTAATGTAGGTATAGCCTGTATTAGACCTTTAATAATTTCCAGTATAATTAATACTCCCATTTTTAATATTAGAGGCATCTGACCTAATATAGCATCTGTAAAACTATTAATTATCCTTGGTACATTTTCAATCAGTTTCGGTAAATTATCAATTATCCCTTGAATAATAGCAAACATTATCTGTAAACCTGCATCTATTAATAAAGGTAAATTATCAATTATTAAATCAGCTATTAGTATTATGGTGTCTATCACTTGAGTTACCAGCTCTGGTAACATATCAGCTATGCCTAACATAAGTGATATTAATAACTCCATACCTAATTCTATTAATTCAGGCAACAGTGTCAATACAGTATCAATTAATGTTCTACCTATTTCCAGAGCAGATTCGACTATGCTAGGTAGATTTTCTTTAATGCCACCTATAAAGGATTGTATTAGGCTAGTAGCCATTTCAATAATCCTTGGAGCAAACTCTGTAATCTTTTGCAATATATCGGCCAGTATATCTCCTACAACATCAGCTAAAGCTTCAAATCCACCTTCTGATACTGCTTGTTCTATCTGTTCAATATAACCAGTCGCTGCTTGAGTAGCTGCTCTTAAAGGCTCATCAAACTGTTTATATATAGTTATACCTGCGCCTTCTAAGGCTGACTTTAATAACTCCACATCACCTTTAAGGTTATCTAATTGTTTTGCGGCTATCTCTGCTGCAGTACCAGCAGAATTCTCTAACTCATCACTGAATTCTCTTAATGTATCACTACCAGCGTCCATTATAGCTAGTAATCCAGATGCAGCGTTTTGTCCTGCTACCTGTGATATAATTGCAGTTTT